CGTTAAACAATATTCTAAAGGCTGCATCAGTATCAGCCGAGTTCATAAAGTTAAATTTATGTGTACTTGATGTACCACCTACAAATGGATATACTGCTTTCATCTTGGTATCAAGTGAATTAGCAATCAAACCAATATCAAACGTATTTAAACCACCTCTAATTGTTGCATCACTAATTGCACTTGCAGTTAAGAATGCACTTGTACGAACAGTTAATATTTGTGCAATCGTGTTGCTTGTTGCATTAGCTGAACCTGCACTATTTGTAGCTGTAACTACGCAAGTAATGTTTGATGTATTACCTGCATCAGCCTGAACTAAAGTGTATGTACTTGAGTTTGTACCTATGTTAGTAGCACCACGCTTCCATTGGTAGCTATAAGTAGGTGTAGGTGTACCTGTCCAAGTTCCTGTTGTACTTGTTAATACTTGACCAACTACTGCCGTGCCACTAATTACCGGTGCAACGGTATTACTTGGTGCTACTGCATTAATCGCACTTACACTATTGCTTGATACTATAAATGAACTTTCGCCATAAGCGTTAGTTCCTTTTACTTCTACTCTTATTGTTGTTCCGTCATCGGCAGACTGTATTGTATAAGTAGATGCAGTTGCCCCACTTATTGCAACTCCATTTCGTGTCCATTTATATTCGTAAGTTATCGGAGTAACACCTGCCCACGTTCCTACATTAGAAGTAATTAAAGTACCTGTTGATTGTGTACCACTTGGACTTACTGTTGGTGCTACCGTGTTTACAGGTGCAAAGTTTGCAACCGTAATAGTGTTTGAAACTTCCGAGTCAGAACCATAAGAATTAGTTGCCGTAACTGAACAAGTAATATTTGCTAAACTATCACTTGCACCAATTACATAAGTTGATGCGGTTTGTCCTGATATTGGTGAACCATTACGCAACCATTGGTAAGTATAAGTTAAAGGTGCTGTTCCTGTAAATGTGCCATCAGTTGTAGTTAATGTGCTACCAAAAGTATTAGTACCACTAATTACAGGAGCAACCGTATTATTTGGAATAGTACCAACTACAAGTGAATTACTCGCACCTTCACTTGCACTACCTTGTGTATTGGTTGCAGTAACTAAACAAGTTAAAGTTTTTGTATCGTCACCAATTAAAGGCGCGTATGTATTACTTGCACCATTCTGAACGCTTATTCCATTAACCCTAAAGTTAAAACTAAAGGTAGGTGATGGTGAGCCTGTCCAAGAACCATTGCTACAAGTAACAACCGTACCAACAGCACCATTGCCTGTTAGTAAAGGTTGCACCACGTTTACAGGTGCAGCGGGTACACTTTCCCCAACTTTCTTTAAACCTAATTTATAGCCGTACATTACCCTACGTTAATAGTGGCTGGTTGTATAATTTCATCAAAAACAAACGCTGAACCACTTGCAAGTGTTAAGGCTTTTATACCTTGACCACCTTGTGCAAACAATGTTACGCCTGCCTTAACAGTCTTACCGCTTATTCCCCATGCTGTTACTTGGTTACTATCATCAGTACCGGTGAACACACTTACTACACTATCCTCTTGGAAGTACACAAATTGATATTTTGCATTTGTTATAGGGGCTGATGAATCGGTAAATTTACCTTTTTGTAATCCGCCTAATAATAATTCTGTTGTAGTTGACATATCTTTAAATATAATTTTTTTATTTTTTTGCTTTTACTTTAATGGAACCTGACATCTATTAGCCTCGAATGGTAACTCGAATGAAAGTGTCATTAACCAACCATTTACTTTATCAGGAAACGCCTCGAACAATGGCTCTAATGTTACGCTATCACCTATCAAAAAATTGTCATCGTTGGTAGGATTCTCAAGCATTGCAATAACATCTTGGCTTATACTTAATGTATCACTCATGGTGTCACGCTCGTTTCTTGAATCATCACTAACAATGTCAAGAATCATTATCCCAAAGTTTAGAGTTAATGTCTTCTCACTAATATTAGAAGTCAAAACATTTGCCCACAATAATGGATAGTTTTCTTGCTGTGTGCTTAGTTCAAACACCTCACCAAAACCAAACCCATTAAGCTGTGCGTGGCTTTGCTGTACTGCTTCGAGTTGATTTATTATTTGATTTAGTGTTGTGTACTTCATTTTGTTTTTGTGTTAAAAACTGCTTTAACTTTTCTAAGTTTTTCTTGCTTACTCCGTTATTCATTAGACTAACAATTATTGCAACCTTCGTTTCGGTTATATTCACTCGGTGCGTTTCGTATTCCGGTAAAGTTATAATCACCCTTGCAACATCCGCTACCACCTAACACCATTCCGCTTGTGTAGTTTGTACGTTTAGCGTAAATGGTATCTATGTTTGAATTGATTTGATTTAGGTAATTAGGGAATAATGTCTGATTGCTCATTAAGTATTTTGTCAATCGCTCTGCATACCACTCCGCTTTGTTTTTCGCGTTGTTCATCAAGAATCCAATTTCCTCAAGTGATGCAGGATTCATGTTGTCTGCGTTTTGAACACCTACTGATTTATTAAAATACTTATAGTTCATTACCAATGGCAACTCTGCACGACAATACCACACCATCGTTGGAGTGATGTAAGTATCCATTAAGTTCTTATCGTTACCTATTAAGGTGTTGTTCCTAACTTTATTTATCAAATCGTTGTATAAAGTAGTACCCAATATCGGTAACACATAAAAATTTTGCACGTCCCAAATGGTCGGTGCAATAACTTTCATATCAACATTGTCCTGCAAAATGCTTTCGGCTTTTAAAGTTGCCTCGCTTAAAAAATATACCTTTGCCATTATTTTTTCTTTACTAAAGTTTGGATCCAAATGTGCCTGCATGATGGCGAATGAATATTAGTACCTGGTTCTGTATACCATCCCCCTCTACGAGTGAACGCATCGTAGTTAGGTATGCCATAAATTGCCCCTAATCTTTCACCTATTTTATTAATTTCTTCACGAGTGTACAATCTATCCGCTTTTATCATTCCCTCGCAAAATGGGCGTGTTCTGCCATTCGGTAATATTGCAGGTCCTTGCGTGTCGAATCTTAATGCGTACTTGTATTTAACGTACAATTCGCTAAAGTCAGGCACTTTTGTTTCAACTCCCTTTGGTGTTAGTTTTAAATTGTCATCAAGATAACCTTTGTCCATCATGTTAGCCATGATGTCTTCAATTTCTTTTACTTTTACCTTTAACAATTTAGCAATATCATCCGCTGTGGCTTTATCATCATTCTTTAAAATGTCGATTATACCTTTTTCGGTTGTGGTTAAAGCAAACATTTGGCTTTGGTTGTCCATGTCAGCCACGCTAAACACTTGTTTAATTTTCTTTACCTCTGTGTAGCTTTCAGCAGGCTCGCCAAATTCCATAAACACTGCTAACTCTTGGTCATCTTTTGCAAACTTGCTAAACGTTGTGGTATCAGATGCAACTTCAGGTGCTAATTCTGTTCCTTCTTCTTTAGCAGGTAACGATACTAAGGCTCTAATCTCATTTGGTGTCATACTTTCAAGCACTTTGTTTGCCACTAATGGACTTAAAGTATTGATTGCATCGTTAACCTCATTAGCATTAGAGTTAGTGTCAAGTGGTTTGCGACCTATTATTTCACGCATTTCATCCTTTGTCAAGATAGTTGCCAATGTTTGCTCGCTGAACTCAGGCATTACAGGCTCAATAGGGATAAATGTAACTTTATTTTTTAACCCTACTAACTCGTTTAAGATTTGCTCTATTGCGTTTTGCTTAGGGGTGATATAAGTATTTTGGAATAACTGAAATGCTGTTGCCATTTCGTTACGCCCACCTAATTGACCTTCAGTTCTTACACCAAATAACATTGGCGAAGTAACTTTGTGACCAACAAAAATCTCCTCTTGGATTGTTTTGTTTAACGCATCGTAACGCTTGTCAAAATCATTACCTGTTAACTGTTGAATTTGAGGTGCGCGTGCAGGTTCATCTACAAAGTCAATTACTAAAGAGTTTGCACGGTCTGTCCCGGTAAACTTTTTTTTCATTTGCTTTTCAATGGTCGACATCTCCTCATCACTTGGCACACCATTCATAAACGTAACCATCGTACCGCCCATAAATCCGTTTTGAATTGAGGCTCTATGATAGTTGGCTATTTCCGCATCAGTAATAATCGCAGGAACAGCACCTATGTACTCAGGTAGTGTGTAGGTTTCTATGTTTGGTCTGTATTGCTTGTAGTACAATACACCTTCTTTGCCTTTCTCGTATTCTTTACTTCCGTATGCTGGGTATTCGGTGATTTGGTCAGGCTTGATGCTCATGTTATCTGAACCATCATCGTTTAACCAATGTTCAGAATAGTATATTTTACTATTGTCTTTGTTTGTTCTTAAGTTACAATAGTCTAAGTGGTAAACTTCTGCAATTCTTTTTTTGTCTTTTGACTTAATAATATGAAGATAGCACCCACCAAACAACTCAATGTCCAATGCCATTTTACTACTTACGCTGTGTAGTGATTCGTAAGGATTAGCATTATCAATAAACGCTTGTGTGCTTACTATTTTGTCGGTTGGTAAACCTTCTGCATTAAAAGCTAAACCTTGACCTGCAATGTATAGTTGTTTTGCAGTTAAGATTGCGTTGTGCTTTGCTGAACGATTAAATAAAGTAACTAAGAAGTTTGGGTAGTTATTATCCTCACCATAATTAATATAGTCTTTATTTCGCACCTCCGTAAACACAGGCACTTTATCATTTGAGAATGTTATTACTTGTGTCTTCATTATATAAGTCTAAATGTTATTTCTAAGTTCGCATTTGTATCAACTCCTGTTCCGCCATCTACTGCTGGGTTTCCAATGTGAAATCTTATTTTACCTAATTCAGTTTTGTAGTGCATAAGAATTGGGAAACCTGCACCTGTGTAATATAAATGGCACTCTACTTTATCTCCTGCTGCTACTAATGAATTGTTAACCTCGTAATAAGCATTAGTTTTCTTTGATAATATTTGTGTGAATACTGCTAACCCTGATTCCTCATTAATACTTACTACATTAGTTCCTGTATCTGTATAAGTCAACCTATATTCAACTTGTCTTCCTCCAACTTGGTCATCAGTATATTCATTGGCAATTACTACTGCTTGATTTGATGCGTTATCAGCATAAGTTTGTGTTGCATATCCTGTCAATGCTGTTGCTATCTGTGAAGCTACTGCCGAAGTTGTTGTAAATATAGTACCTAAGTATGTAGCTATTTTACTTAACGTGGTTTTCATTGTTTCACCATTCTGAACCAATGGGAATTGGTCACCACTTGCGTTAGCCGTTACTAATTCTAACTCACTTATTTTTTTATTGCTCATATGTTTATTAAAAAACCGTTCTCTTGTAATAAATAATACCCATCCTCAGTCATTAAATTGTCATCAGGGTTGTAAACTATTGCCGTGCTATCTTGTCCGCTATAAATATAGTTGGCATCAGCACTTGGGACTACCCAAACTTTGCCTTTCTCAACTTCTTTAACAATCGAATTAACCGCTTGACTTGCATTTGTTAAACCACTAAGTGTACTTAATGATGTTTGATAAATAGTATAGTTGTAAAACCCTGTATCCCCTAACTCAACTTGACCTACTAAAGTGTTCGGTGTGTCCCTTTCGGTTACGCTAAACTCATTAAACCTTTCTTTGTGGGTAGATAGGTCGGTTGCTATAAAATAATAGTCTACGTTGCTTGTTTGGTTGGTAAATTGGAACAGATAAAACGGATTAGTCGCTGTGCTATTCTCCGTTAATGTTACCACTACCTTGTTTGTTGTATATTTTTCAAACCTTATCACTACACATAAATATACTTTCTGCGAAAAAGTGTTATGACATTGACATAAAACAAAAAAGCCTCACATAAATGCAAGGCTAATTTGTATGAAAAACAAGTAAACTTAACTTAGTAATCCTGCTATGATTGATGGATTAACTTCAGGGCTGAATGCTTTTTCCATTCCACCAAATGTAAGGCTGTAACCTTGAAACTCATTCATTGCTGCACCCGATGCTGCTGTACCTCCGTTAACTTCCATACCTGCATCCTTGCCTGTTAGGAAAAACGTGCCATCTTTCATCTCAACTATAATAGCCATTCTGTTCTTAATTACTAAATCAAGTTTTTGCGCGGTTGTATAGCTAAGTTTAGAAAACACAGCAGCGATAGTTGGCTCGTAAGCTACTGAACCTGTTGCAGGATCTGCTTGTATGTTTTCGGTAAATGAGTTTGCACCTCTTGGCAATAACTCATATTTGTAAAACAAACCTGTTTTTGTTATAGCGGTAACATATCCGCTTGCGTTTTGTGATACTGCTGTTACGCTTGATAAAGGTGCGATGTAAAGGTTTTTTATACCTCCAACAACATCTCTACAATCTAACGCAAAACCACTTGTTATTGCACATGGCATAATTTATAAATTATTAAAGGGGAGTAAATTAATACTCCCCATTGTTATTAAACTGTAAATCTTACTACCTCTGCTGGTAAAGCTATCTGTACACCGTACTTGAACTCAGAGCGGAAACGAACAACATCAAAGTCTTCTGAATACCACATTTTGAATCTGTCTTCATCACCTTCTAAGTCAACACCTAAGAACATATTTGAAGTACGCAATACATATAGGTCACTTGTACCGTTTAAGCCGTTAACAGGCATAATCTTCAACATAGTACCTGGATGAGTGAAAGCTACATCAGTATCGCTATTACCTACATAATGGAATAGGTTTGCGTTCTTCAATGCTAATTGGTATAAACGATAAACATCGTTACCCATGAATAAATGCAAATCTTCTTTGTCTAAGATAGCAACAGGGATAGCAGTGTAAATTGCATCTACTATTGAAAGGATGTTAGTTGAAGTGATTGCAGTTACAGGAGTGATGTAAGTTGATACGTTTGCATTTACTACACCTGCTGCTGCTCCGATGATTTTTTGTAAGCCATCAAATTTGTTCAAGTTAACATTTACACTTGCAGTGTCACCTTGCCAAATTGCAGTTTCGATGCTTTCAGCGATTTGACCAGTTGTTTGCTCAACAATAGCTGCTTCGATTCCACCCGGTAAAGACTCGTAGTAAGAACCGTTAGTTAATAATAACTGAGTGTACTTAGTTTCCAAATCTTTCACACACCATTCTTCTTGTACAGAAATTTTACCGATAGTTACGTTTCTGCTTGTGATTGAAGTGTCACCACTTGCGTTGAATCCACAAGTACCACCTGCTTGGAACACAACGTTCTTAGCTAAGGTAGGGATTTGCATAGATGATTTAACACCTGTTAATTTTGTCATTAAAGTCGCAGTCTTTGCTTTGAATAAAGACTTTGTGATTAATGTTGTTTCGTTTGCTTTGGTCCAATTTGTTAGACCTGTTACATTAAATGCCATTTTTTTATTTATTTAAATTTTGAATTGCTTTTGCTATATCTTCAATCGAGTTTTTGCTTTCTTTTTTGAATCCTGACTTTACAGGTTGTACAGGTGATGCCGCTGGTTCATTTGAAATTTTAGAAACTAAGTCGATAACTGCATTAAATTTAGATGCAATTTCGGTATTGATAGCATCAACCTTTGCGTTCACATCTTCTGTACTCATCGCTTCAGGTTTCTTACCCATTTCCTCAATCTTAACTTCTAATGCTGCTAACTTTTCTGCAAGTTTTTCAACATACATTTCAAGTTCGCTTGCCATTTCCTCTTTCTTGTCTTCAACTTCAATCTCTTTTTCTTCTTCTGCTTCAGCAGGTGTAACGGTTACTACTAATCCACCAACGGTTGATACAATAGAACCATCGTCTAATTTGTGTTCAGCATCAGGTGCAGGTATTTGTGTACCATCTTCTGCTACTACGATTAATGCAGTACCTGTGGCAAGTTCCCCTTCCCACATTACTATTGTGCCATCTTCTAACTTGGCTTGCTCAAACTTTTGCTCTCCGAACAATAAGTTTTTAATTTTGCTTAACGCTTCTGACTTTGTCATGTTTTAAAATATAAATTGTTTAAATATTTGCTTTTTTGAGTATCTCTCTTGCCATCTCCACTTTGCTTGCATCTACGTTTTTAACTACATCAATAATCTCATCAATTACTGATTTCGGTTTGTCGGTCATCTTTATTGTTTTGAATAAACCTTCTACACTAAACCCTTTAAAATCTCCGCTCTTAATGTAGTTCTCCCACACATCATCGTTATCTACTTTGAATGAACCAAACCAACTGCCCTCTGTTAAGTTGTAACCAGCAGGTGAATACACACCACGCTTCTTGTCTATAATAAAACTCTCAATCATGTACACATCTTTAACCATCAATTCACTATCGTGCATCATGTTAACCTGTGCTGTGTTGTTATTGCGGAAAAACTTTTTAACGATGTTGTAAATGTCTTCAGCCGTGAACACTCCGTAGTATTCGCCTGTTTCATCTCTGCGATAAATCGGCAAATCGGCTACCATTAGCGGTCCGCTTATAATTCGCTTTTCGGTATCGGCTTTAAATGTCAACCTGTTATCGTTAAACGCTTGCCAATTCATTTCGATTGCAGGATAGTCTACTAATGCAACCGCACTAACTCCTATTTCTTCATCATCTTCGGGAACGTAAAACCTGTATATCGGTAACTTATCCATATTCTTAAATATATTTTTTAATTTAATTTGCTTTTATCAAAAAAGAGTTTACTTTTGTTGTGCCGAGTTGATAGGCGGTATCGTTCTTTTCCCATTTGCATCTTTTATTAAACTTTACAAGAAAGCCGCACTCCTATCGTGTGGCTTTTTTGTTTTATCCTATTGTAGCGTTAGCCTCTATTACATCAACCTTATTCATTGTGCCTCGTATGTCGCTCTCTACTACATATACCTTTTGCGGTTTCATTCCTAATTGAACATCTCCACCTCCTTGTACTTGTTGTGCTACTGCTGGGTTGAATTGTGGTACTGTTCCTGTTGCTGCTGCTGCTGAACTTGGTGGTGCGCTGTTATTTCCTCCCGGTACTTTAACCGACACAATAGCTTTTACACGAGCCAAACCTGCAGCTATTGCACCTGCTGCTGCTAATGGGGCTAATACAATTGGGTCTATTTTTGCTGCTGCTGCGTATGCAGAACCTGCTGAAACATAAGTATCTATTGTAGCTTGAGCAACTGCTAATGCTTTACCTGCTGCTGTTTCTCTACCAGCTAATTCAGCAAAGCCACCCATTGCTGCACCTAATTGCTTTAATCCATCTATCTTAGCCTTTTTTTCTTCTTCTGATATTTTTACTGATGCATCAGAATATTCTTTTTGTGAAATTAATCCTGCTTCTAAATAATCATCTAAGTTTTTTCTTCTTTGATCAAATGATATTTTATCATCAGCTAGCTCAGCAAATGCTCTTGTTCTTAAATCTTCAAGTTGTTTTATTTTGTTATCATAATATTCTTTTGTTTTATTATATTCTCTACGTGCATTTTCTACTTTAGAATTTGCTACTGCGCTATTAGCTTCAAGTTCAAGTTTGAGCCTTGCCATTCTTTCATCAAATGCCTTTTGCTCATCATCTTTTATTTTTTTTAAACGTTCTTTTTCTTTTTCAGCAGCATCTTTTCTTATTTCAGTTCGTAGTGTTTCAATCTCTATTAGTTTAGCATTGTATTCCTCACTGCCTTTTTCTAATATAGATAATTCATCTTTAAGCAATTGTAAACGCTTGGCTCTTACATCTTTGCCTTTTGCTTCTTCTAAATCAAGTGCAAACTTTCGGTCTTTTAATCCGTTCTCTATTTTAATTTTTCTGTCTTCCTCTGCATAACCTTCATTGTATGCTACTGCTACTCTCTCGCCAAACTCTTTTGCAGAATCAATTGCACCTGAAAAATCTCCTTCAAATAGTTTAGCAACTACATCACCCACAACCTTAAATCCTTCAACTAAACCTTTTAATGTACCAACACCAATCTGCCTTATATTACTAAAGAAGTCTGTTACAACTTTAAAACCTGGAAACGCATCTGTAATTGCTTTGCTAAATTCTTTCCAATTAACTATTAATGTACCAAGTGTAACAACCAACGCTCCTATACCTGTGGCGATTAATGCACCTTTTAAAGTAGTAAACGCCTTAACAACTTGACCTGACACTATTTTGCCTAAGTCTTTAAAATCATTTTTAAACTCCATTAGTGAATTGATACCTTGACTTAGTGCCATTGCACCTTGTACTTTTACAAGTGTCTTTTCTAAGTCTTCGCTCTCACTACCAAACAAAGCCATCGCACCTTGTGCTGCTGCAAATCCACCTGCTAATCCTTGTACCGTTCTACTAAATGGACCAAACTTCTTCTCAGGGTCAGCATCATCTATTGCATCATTTATTCCACGTATCTGTTCCTTTAATTGACCTGCTCTTTTAGCTGCTTGGTTAAACGCATCACTACCTTGTTCAAGTGTACCTAACGCCTTAGTTAATTCTCTTAACTCAGTCTTTAATCCTTTAACCGATGAACCACTATTGCCTGTTTTTACTTCGGTTTCAAATACTATTTTTTCCGTCATTATTGTATGAATTGAATTAACTCAACCTGTGTAGGCTGAATGGTTGTTGTATTGTAATCACTTATTTTAGATATGATGCAGTTTACTCCATCCACTACCACCAAGTCATAAAGTTTTAAGTTGTTAATCTCAAGTGGTGTCAAATAAACATAGCAAGTAATCAACTTTGCATTTTCACTTACTTGGTTCATCAACTCGTTTTGGTAGTACGCGGAGTACAAATCGTTATCAGTTATCGCTAATGTTCCGAATGTTCTGTAATACACTTCTCTTGGTGGTCCGAATAACACACTAAAGGTTGGTGCAATCGGGTCATCAAACTCTCCAACATAAGCATAACCATTATATTCTACATTAGCACCTGCACCTGTTATTTGACTAAACACATTGCCTTCCTCTTTCCACCCTGCCCAATATCCGTAACGCGGTAATCCATCAATAGCTTCAGCTACTCCGTTGTTTAATTTGTAAATGTGTTGTAACTTTGGGTAGTTAGCCTCTTTACTTACCGACAATGGTGGTGCAAATGTTAACTCAACCTTTTTAGTTTCGGTTATAAATTGGTTTTGATTAAATACATTCTGCTGACCATAAACCTCTTTATTGTTTGTGGCGTATTGGTCTGAATAATAGTCCGCATCCTTCTTTGCCATGAATTGAATCTGCCTCCAATTCAATTGACCAACAGGCGTGATTGTTATTTCTTGCGACCTGTCTATCTTTTGAGTCCAATCCAACTGCGTGCCTAACGTGTAAAAGTTATCTCGTGGCTCAATTATGTAGTTAACACCATCCCAAAGTAAGTAGAGGTTAAACATTCTTAGCACATCGATTATAAAATCCTTTTGCTTATGTTGGCTTGCAGGTAAACTATTCTTGTTGTAAGTATCGTTTAATGCAAGTTGGTTTTTTTCAGGTCTAAATAATGCAGTTGAATCTGTCATAATCATTACATCACTTGTTAACTCAGGTGTAACTGTTGAACTTGTAATTACTATTTCAATAACATCACCTGATTGCGCATCCCAAGTTTTTTCAAAAGGTAAAGAAATTGCAGACGGAACAGACATATCATACTCAAATGTTTCCCCAACATTAATAGTACCTGCTGGTATCCATATTATTTGTCTTACTGCTGCTGAACCAGGAATATCTACAAAATTCTTTCTAAATCTTACATTAATGTCTATTGGAATAGGAACTGAAAACATGCCTGAACTTGTGGCTGTTGCTCTTATTCTTGACCTTACTTTTAAGTTAGTTGAAAATGTAAAGTTACGTGTTGAGTTAGGTGTATATACACCTGTACTTGTGTTATACCTATTACCTACATCTTGTGTTTCGTTATTAAAAATAACTTTTACAAATATACCTGCTGTATTTTGATATGCTGTATTGGTTGTTCTATTAACCGCTGCAACTATATTGTTTAACTGTCCTGTGCTTAAATTGGCGGTCTTATGTGTATCTAAGTACACCATACTTCTAAACCTTGTGGTATTTAAAAACGTACTCGAATATGTGGTGTTGTACTTTGCAAATATCCTATCCCAAATATGCTTAAACTTCATAGCCATACGCAGGTTAGTGAATGGTATGTTGTAAAATGGAGTAGTTGGTTGTGCTGTATTAGTACCTGTATCAATTGTAAATAATTCGGCTGCACTTCCACTTGCCACAAATCCATTTGCAAACGCTTTTTGATAATCAGCAGGTCGGTAAGTTAATGGAGTTGTTCCGATGTCTAAGTCAACATCATTGGCAGGGTTTGGGTTTCCTTGAATAAAACTATCGCCCATTTGAGCAAACAAGTTTTTCTCATCCGCATAAATCACACCGGTATATTTTATATCGGATCCTGTCTTGGTTATTCCTGTTAACTGAAAGTAACCCGATATACAATTGCCACTTCCATTCTCTACAAATGCAACTACGCGAATGTTTGGGTCATAACCGCTTATTGAGTTATCCTTATTGATGACAAATAGCTGTTTAAATATCTGTGCATTGTTTGCCGTGTTAGGTAGCGTGATTGTTTTAGTGTGCGATACCTTACGGCTTGCAGGCTCTTTAACATCAGTCAAAGAATAGTTAACGAGTATTGGCTCATCTTCAAACAAGTCAACATTAACCCCTCCTATGTATAGTGTGGTTTGCATTATAAGTTCTGTCTGTTATATACTGATGTTTCTACTGCGTTAATTGTCAACTGAAATAGTTTGTCGTTATCTCGTGTCTTGAACTCAAACGATGTGTCTTCTATTTGTATTGGGATAGTATTTGGAATTACATCATTCACACCATTAACATAGTTAGTTACATTTGCTTGACCAGTAGTAGTTATACCTGTTAAATTAAACGATGTTCCTCTTTCTTTTGCGGTGAACTTTAATAATATGTTATTAGCATCTACTCCGCTTGCATCAATATCAAAATATGTAGCCCAATTGCTTCCTGAAATTTCAGGATTATACGCATCAAACAACTCTGTACCATCACCATAAATTAATTCATTTGGATTTAATGTCATTGATAATGAAACTCCACCGCTTTTAGTTGCTGTTACTGTTGTAGTATTTAATATTTCCCATTCGTTATTTTGAGACTTGCCTATTCTTAAATTAAAACTTGACTTACTCCCTAACACAAACTCACTGTCATAACTAAACTGAACGTTGTTTGATTCCACTAACTCACTTAACCAAGTCATTTCTTCCTCAGTTACCCAATCGGTACTTAACGTGTGGCGTGTTTTAATTTCTGAATCGTAAGTCCTTATTGCAGGGTCATACGAATTGTACCCACTAAAATACCTGTCTTGCTTTTGATAGGTCTTGCGGTTGATGCTATCTCGCTTGGTTGACTTTTTATTGAAGATAAACGAGTCATATCCACCCCATTTGTTTTGAAAGTATACGTTTAATGTTGGGTATTTGCTACACGCATCTACTAAATTGTACTCATATTGAGGACTTAACCACTCACCATTGCTTATTCGCTCTAACCTTACCCCTATTTTATTTGTAGTTGGTGGCACAGCTAATGCGTTATAACTTGCATTAATTGTTATATCCGTTCTATTTGCCGTTGTTACTGCTACCGTTTGAGTACTTATTAATGCGTTACCATTATAATAGCTAACTATTGCACGAGTATTCGTACCGCCATTGCATAAGAATGTCAATTCATTTAATGTTGACCTTAGAATATTTTTAGGTTGAGTATAACTGCTCATAATATACTGACCTATCCCACTTGATGCAGCTATTGTTCCTGTGTTGATTAAGTCGGTTGGAACGAATTGCCTAAACTCGTTTAATCTTAACGCACCATTAAACCCTACATAATTAATAACTGATGAACTTGGATAGTATACAGGAGTACCACTTGCACTTGCTGCGTATTCTTCTCCGGGTGTTAACCTTATTGAATGAGAAATATCTGCTAATAAATAATTTCGTTTAGTCTGAAAAAAGTTACTCGCCTTTAATAATTCTTTTATGTTAAAATATCCTCGACTAAATGAGGTATTCAAATCAACTGTTGCTGGTGTTTTAAGCCTTCCTAAATATTGAGTTGTACTTGGTTCAATAATTATCTCAACATCTAAACAAAATAAAAATTTAGGGTTACTCACTATTGTGCTACCCATTATTGTTACCATATCATTATAGATAGGTGTATGTGATTGTGGTTGTTCTACTAATGTAATTGGCATTATTGTATATTTTTAACTTGACCGATTATAACCCTACCCAATGTTTGGGTTAGTGCTTGTAATAATTCTTTTACGCGTACTTCTCCGATTGCTGCTTGGATGTAGTTCTTTGGTTTGATACCTCCACGCTTTGTTAAGTATGCAATCCTTCTTGCATCCTTTGATGATGCCCCTGCAAAACTTGCCCATTGTTTAAAACTATCTACCATTGCTTTAGAAGTGTAAACATTCTTAAACGAGTAAGGTGAAAGTGGTGCTTTGTTTTCAGTCGGATTACTTTTGCCTTTAAATAACACAGGCGATTTCTTTACACCCTTATCCACAAAGTCATAATAGCTTTCAGTAGTAGTTACTTTTACGTTAACTCCATCATTACTTACTTGTGGCACTATCTCAAATGACTGCGATAACTTGTTACGCCTGCTTGTTGAGTTACGTTGTAAAGTCTTCTGCATTTCAATTACACCTTGATTTACCCAATTAACCACAACCGCCTCTGCACTATTCTCAAACGCTTGCTCGGCATCATCACTGCTACCAAACTGAGTTGCTATTTTTGCTGCATCACTAAAACGAGCCATGTTGTTTCCTTATCCTTTCTATTTCTTTTTGTTCGTGTTCTGCCTTATCCTTAGAAAAACAAACTGCGTTAAGAAACTCAATGATGTTCATTTCAAAAAAGTAATCCCACTTACTTCGGTCATTATTTGCCATTGTATTTATCAAAGCTATCCAACCGTATTTGGTGTAAAATGTGCCTCCACTTCCTTCAATGCCTTCTTCCCCTCCTCCACTAAATAGGTTAGGATATTGCTGTCCAATTCCTCGTAGTACTTGCAAAAAAAAAGCATGATTGGATACGCTTGGGCAATTGTCATGTGATTATAAAGTAGGTCGGCTATGTCTTTATGTTTCGCGCCATCGTACTTTTGCTGTATCAATCCGTACTTCATAGGTACTGATATAGCAGCTAAGATGTTGTGGATGTTGTAAATAATCTTATCGGGTTCTTTTGTAAAGTGCGATACATCGATATACTGCCCCGATGTAAGTTCCTGTGTTTTCCAAATAACCTTAAATGACTTACCTTTAACTTTAAACTTCATACGCACCTTGCCTACTTCTCCCAAGTCCTCTATGTTTGCTAAGTATTTTAGTTTGGCTTTTAGTTCGGTTAATGGTAGACTTTCAATTTCATCAACACTCTTACCGCTCACCTCTGCAAGTAAGCGCACGTTCCTATCAATCGGGTCTGTTTGCATCTCCGATATTAGTTTGCAGTTTAGGAACTGCTTAATCGTTAAATCTGAATATTTGCTTATCATACCTATAAATATACAATAAGCCGAATAATGCTTAACTGATTCCGATGGTGGCGTACTTGCCAGCAGGTCGGTTGTTAAGTTTGTTTAATCCGATGTAGCGGAGTGCATCTATTGCGTGGTTGTTATGGTCGATTGGTTTGCCGGTTAACTTTCCATCTCGGTCAGTTTCCCACAGGTATGACCTTAACTCCTTGATTAAATTAGTTGAACGCTTAGTTACCATGATTTCGTAACGCTTTAATATGTCAATACCTATCTTAATACTATCAGGTCCTTTCATTGCAGGATGAACATTAAACCCCTGCCTTCTTAATTCCTCAATTGACTTTGGCTCTGCGCTATCGCAAATGATTTCTGCCCTGCCTATGTTTTGAGTTTTGTAAAAGTTGCCTATTTCGCTGTTGGTCATGTTGGTTCGGTATAGTAACTCATCAACCCATAGCTTGCCCTCTTGTTTGTAAACAGCTATTAACGTGGTAGGGTCATTTGTAAATCCAAAGTCCGTACCGTAAGCCACTAACTTTGCATCCATCGGTATGGTTTCGCATTGTTGCCAGTTGTCAATCACTACTCCTTGTAAGTTACCTATCTCACCTAATCCATATACTCTCCACCAATTTGCCCAATAGCTTGATGTTTCTGCTTTATCCCTTGCCTTTTCAATCTCCTTAATTATACTTGCATCAAGTGCCTCGTTGTCTTTATAGGTTAGCACTATCATCTCAGCATCGTTATCCTTCATTAGTTCGGTGTCTACCCAAAACTCCGCCACAGGATTATAATCCAAGTAAATAAACTTTCGTGTACGAATAGCCAACTGATAATAGCTTTCCCACTCTACGTTGTTGCACTCATTAATAAATAACACATCACGCCTCGCTCCTCTTAACTTTGCTGGGTTATCCGCACTAAAAAACTCAATAAATGAACCATTGCTAAACTTGTAAGTCATTGTTGACTTGTTGTAGCAAGTGTCATCATACATCCCTATCATGTCCATTATCTTTAAAAAGTCACGCAATGCACCCCTTCTTAAATGTGGTATCGTTTCAGCAACAACACTTATCTCCTGTTTTGGGTTCGTTACTGCATGATGGATAAGCATAGGTATAATACTAAAGGTTTTTGAACTCGATGTCCCACCCCTAACTATTCGCACTCGTTTTCTGAGTACACCAATCTTATCTTGTGCAGTTGTTTTTTGTAGCATTATGCGTTTTGCTCACCGTATAGACAAGCGGTTTTACTCGGCTTCCTCATTTTTGACATTCAAGTCCAATCCGTTAAAAATTGGTTTCTCAATGTTGATGTTTTTATTCTCAGTCTTGGTTGATGCAATACGATGATATTCCTCCTCTGTTCCAATCAGTTTATATAAAGCCATTTGGGTTAAAGGGTTGTTGCCGTTGTACCACTTGTTACGCAGTCCGTTCTTGATATCAATCTTGTTTTTATCAAGTGCCTCTTTTATAGTGTTGTATTCGTTGCTTTCGACTTCAAAAAATCTATAAAAAGTTGTCTTATCACAAGGCAATAAAGTCACCACATCCTCAATAAAAAATAATTTCTTCTTCTCTATTAACTCAAGTGCTTGTTCGTATATTTTAATTCTGTTGTATGCCATTCTTTTTAATTATTAATGTTGGGTCTAACTTTTTCATTCTGTCTATTATTACTTGGCAGTATTTAGGGTCAAGTTCCATTCCATAGCATTTGCGTTTAAGTTGATGTGATGCTACCATAGTTGAACCACTACCTAAAAAAACATCTAATACTAAACCATTGTCAGGGCAACTTGATTTAATTGCTCTTTCGCATAGTGGAATTGGCTTAGGTGTTGCGTGTCCTCCTTCGCTTCCGTTTCTTACATGCCTATCAAACTTCCAAACATTATTAAAGTTATCATGTGTATTGTTAAAATATGCACGAGTAGAATAATATTTTTTTTTCAGTTCATCATATTCTTTTTTCAGTTCATCATATTCTTTTTTGAATCCATCATATTCTTTTGTTTTACTATATTCTCTTAATGCTTCATAATTTTCTTTTGTTGGAAAGCTCCATTGTGATTTACTCCACCAATGGTTTACAGTCCTTCCGTCTTTATAACCTAATGCAGCAGCAATTTTACCATCTGATTCATTAAGTTTTTTTATTTCTTGTTCTAAATAAATTCTTATAGGTTCCCATTTATCAAAGTAATTATCTTGATTATTATTAAAACCTTGAACTCCTAACATAACAAACAAGCACTTTTCGTCTGCTATTGCGTAACTTCTTGTATTTTCTGAATTTTGCCCTTGTCCGTTTCCTTTATCCCAAGTAATTAAATTTCTAAATGTTGCCTTCTGTTCTGAAATATATGGTTTTAATATCTCAGAATAAATATCCATTAAAGGCTCATCTATTCCCCAGCAATACCAACTCCCGTTTTCTTTTAAATGTAAAAATTGTAAAGGAATCCACTCCTTGTTAAAATCTAATAAATCCAAGTAGTTTAAGTTGTCATTTAAAACTCCTTCTTTTTCTTTCTTCATTCCGTACGGAGGGTCATTGTGTGCCATATCTGCTTTCTCTCCATTCATAAGTTTAGCAACTGAATCCGAATCCGTACTATCCCCACAAAGCAATCTGTGTTCTCCTATCTCAAATAAATCACCTAACACAATATCCGTTTCAATTCCTCCCTCAGGAACTGCAAAGTCATCTTCCTCAGCCTCAAGTTCAACTTCAAAGTTTACTGGTATATCCAAACCCCATTCTTCTAACTGCTCAACCTCCCATTCATTTGCTAATATATCCCAATCCCATTCTCCACCGCTTACATTGTCCTTTATTAAAAATTCACGCTGTTGGTCTTCTGTTAGTTTATCTGCCATTATTATAGGTACTTCTTTTAAACCTGCCTCCTTGCATGCTTTTAGCCTCATGTTGCCACCCAATACCACCATGTCAGCATTTACTACTATTGGTCGTATATCAAGCATCTCAGGGAAATCTTTAACCGACTGTACTAACTTTTTAAATTTGTCATCCTTAATCAATCGTGGATTGTTTGGATTAACCTTTACTTCGTTTATTGCTACCTTTGTTATTTTCATATCTTACTCTTATCGTATTGTAACCACATACCGCCTATGCTGTCAACTAACCGTTCATTTAACCACAATTTCTTATTGCCTGTATAATATAATATACAATGTGTTAATTCGTGGTAAAATGTATGTTCAATTATTGACTCCTTATACTTGCGCCATGTCTTATCTGTCTTATATTTATCTGCTATTATTATTTTATTGTCATAATAGATGAACCTTCCCATACATTGGTTGGCGTGGCAGTATTCGTTGTCGATTACTACCTCTATTTCATGTGACATTATATTGAATCGGGTTGGTATCATTAGTATATCTTCCCATCAACAATTGTTTTTTGTTGCACATAGTAGTTGCCGTTCTTTGGGTCTACTTCCAAGTAAGTAAATCCATGATTCCAATCATTAATAGGCATATAGGCAGGATGTAAGTCGCATAAACAACCGCTTGAATATGCTGCATAAGGCTTATCATCAAATTGTTTACCTGTGCTTTTTGTTTCTCTGTGGAAGTGTCCGATAATAACTTGCTTATTAAGCTTAAGTTGTGCCATCCTTGCAGGGTTAACGCCTCCCGACTTAGCAGGTAGTTCGTGCCCGTGTAGTATTGGCATTTTACCAGCGTATGACCATTGCTTTGATTTAACTTCTTGTATTCTTAACTCAGGGAATCCAAGTAAATTACTTAAATCAAACTCTTGTATAGCCATTATTTGCGGATTCATCCTTATAAACTTCTCGTAACGCTCATCATGGTTTCCAATTTTGTAAACTATGTGGGCATTTGGGAACATCTTGCGTATCCCTTTAAGGAAACTTCTGCATATATCTAACTCGTAGCTGAACGATCTGTTAGCAGGATTCTTTTCGTGCCTACTTAGTTGGTACATATCCATTGTGTCACCATTTAAATAAATGCAGTTTACATCCTTTTCCAATCCAAATTGAAGTGCAGCAAATAAAGCATTATCATCTTGGTAAGGTAAATGTATATCCGACAATACAAGTATGCGTGTGCATGATGTAGGCAGTCTGTAAGGTTCTGTCTTTTCACTTTCTCCTTTTGGCAATTCCTTTCGCATTTCTTGAATTAATGCAGTAAAGTCTTTATGAGAATTTTCTCTGTGATAATCCCCTTTTTTACCCATTAGTTTTCTAACAATGGTTCGTGCATCTTCAACACTTGTAAACTCATAAGAAAAATCTGCAAACAACATCTTAGCTAATGCTGTTGGTGTTAATGTTGGATTCTTCAGAATGTAACTCTTAGCTACTTCTGTTTTTGATTTAACTGGTCTACCCATTGTCTTCCTCCTCAAATATACTATCGTGCATATCTTGTACAGCCCATGATAGTAGTTTTAATGATTGATTTTTAATTTTTGTTATTGCACTTTTACCACTTACTGTTAAATTTTGGTCTTCAATGTCTATCATCTCTAAAGTAGTTAGTGCAAAGTTTACCAAACTTACAGCCTCCATTGGAGTAGTAGGTTCTTCAAAGTAAACTTCATCAAACAAATCTTCTTCGCTCATGTGTTTTGTTTTAAGATGTCAACTTGGTCTTTCAATGTTTCAATTATTAATTCTCTGCCATAGCCTTGCATTATTAATAAGTTAGTAAACATCTCAACTATATCTCCAATTGATTGTCCACTATGGTCTACATGAGTGCAGTATGTTTTACCCCACTCTGTAATTGAAATTTTAAATGGTTTATCTGCCATGTTTATTAATTAAATGTTCAAGTCCTTCTGTTGTCATGTAGTCAAATGTTTCGCCTCCTATTGTAATTACATTCGGGCATCCGTTATGCACCTCCAATGCTCTGCGTATCTTCATCTGCTCTGCCAATGCAAATGTACTGCTTTGATTTCCAATAAACAAGTAACAACTATTTAGTATGTTACTCATGTGTAACGCGTCCTTTACTACTATTCGCTTATGGTCTAATTCGTATAGTTGAAACAAAACGTGTTCTTCATCAAGTCCTACAAAGTATATCGGTCTGTTTAATTTTTCTAATAAACGATAATTAACAGATGAATTTCTATATCGCTTAGTTAGGTTAACCACTACTGCTTCCTTTAAGTAATCGTAAGTCTTATTTGATTCAATCAACTTATCATTCATGTTAACCTCAAAGTCAGGATACACATAAGGATACCACTTTCTTAAATCAGAACTTGCCAAATTAAAACCCTGCAACCTAAACTTATCTAAATCATAATCTATTACTTGCCCATTGTGTTTATATACTTCGCCAATAAACGGTAAACTCTCAAGTAATGGCAACATATAGGCAAAAGATTTATCAGTCATGGTGTACTTACCACTTGGATGGTTAGGTGTTTGGTTAGGCACTTCAAACCCTATGTAAAAATCAACAGGACCATGTTTATCGGCTATACTCTTGACCATATTTAATGAAAAGAGTATATCCCCAATATGACCGCTATGCTTTACGCTTACGTTTTGTTTCATTTTGTGGTTTATTTTTTATCAGCCATTGGTTCATTCTGCGAATTACATCTTGCACACATCCTGAACAACTGCCTGGTCTTATACCTGTAATCTCATGTTGCAGACTTGACAAAACTAAAATTTGCTGATGGGTAAAGTCATAATCGATTGAGTTTGTATCCCACCCCATAATTAAATATTGAGCCTTTAGCGTGTTTGCTTTGTCAAATACATCTACTATTCCATTAGCAACAGCATCGTTATATATTTCTAAGAATGTTCTCATAGCTTTTGAATTTCTTGTCTTACTTCTTGGTAATATTTATATTTAATAAGATACGTTTCTATATTATCATTATTAAATGTATTGGCGATTAATATTTCATCAACTACTATTAATGCACATTGTTTGGCTATTCTTGAATCATTTGTAAGCTTCCAAAATCCTACATGTAACTCTTCTGCTTTTTCTTTTGGTGTCATATGTGCATTAATTTTTTAAGCATATACGCGCCATACGCGGTAAGGAATGGATAAAACAATACGCTGTGCAATGGTTGCAAGGTGCTTATTTCGTAAATAAATGTACACCAAAATGCTAAACACACCACGCAGTTAAATGGTTTCCTATCTAACCAATGTGGTATATTAATAAACGATGTAAGGATTACAGCCATGCAGGCTATTGATAGTTCTATTAGCATATTGATTTGTATAATTGGTATCTAATTTTACTTATTTCGTTGGCGTGATATGGTTGAACATCCTCGTATAACTGCTCGGCTAAATCAAACCTCATGTTTGGATTCTTAATTACCTTGCTCATGTTCTTAAACCAATCGTGCCTATTTTTAACTGTTAAACAATTCTTTGGTGTTTTGTTTATGACCGATATGTAAGGGTCAACCTCGCTAACTATTACACATCTTTTTTTAAAACCACTCTCCAACATCTTTAAGTTTGATTTATTTGAATTAAAACGATTAGGTCTTAACGGAATCAAGCATACGTTAATCAAGTTATAGTACATAGCGTATTTATTTGATGGTACAGGAGGCGTGTGTATAAACTGCTCGGTAGTAGCTATGCCTTTTCCGCTCAACACTCCTGCAATTCCGTGACTAATCCGATCCTTAGTTTCAAAACCACCATACAAAACTTTAAATTTATGCTCGTAATCAGGGTCTTTAAACATTGGTGCAAGGCTATCGTACATCTCAAGAACATCCTCAAAGTGTGTAAGTGAGCCACTCCACCCGAATGTTAACCTATCAGTTAGTAACTCAGGTGTAACTTCGAATTGTTCTTCGCTTGGCAGTATACAGTTAGGTATAATTGTTATCGGTTTGTCTGCTATTTCTTTTATTGCTTCAGCTAAACGATAATGCGTGCAGGTAACGTGGTCTGCTCTGCGTATAGATTCGATTATTTCTTTCGTTTGGTTTGATGCCTTGTAACTTTCGTAGTATATGTGCCAGTGCGGAAGCACATAATCATCATCCATATCCACTATTAGTTTAGCGTTTGATTTATCAAGCATGGCTAAACTTTCCAAATGCGTTCCACACTTACTTATTGAACGGTTAACTACGACAATTGACATCTCGTTTAGCACTTCTTGCGTAACGGAAGTAATATCATTAGTGGTTATAAAGTCAATATCTTCCCATTGGCTATACAATGCCTTGTGTGGGATATACATTCTGTGGTAATCTATACCCGAATAGTACGCTCCCTCGCTTAAATCTTTTGAACTTGGAATAACTAATAAAACTTTCATCGTATGTTTTTCATTTTTTCTTTAACCATTCTTAGTGCCGAGTAACTTATCCCTGTCATGCGTTGCACCTTACGCATATTTCCCAACTCGTTATATAAAAGTATTACTCTATTTTCAAACTCAGGCAAATCCATCAGCAAATCTTCTGCTGGTATATACTCATCTACCCTCTCAACGTATTCGATTTGCTCAACTATTTCCTTGCTTAAATCCTCAAGCGATATAGTGTCAAACCTAAACTGATAACCATATGTTCCGTGCTTTGAACAAAGATTAGTTGCCACTCGATAAAACCAAAAATTAAAATAGCTTTCCTGTGGTAACTTATTTTCGGGAATTGTCAGTAAAAGTATAGCTATCTCTTGGAATAAATCTTGATAATGCTCCCCCGATACCTTCCTGCATAGGTTAAGGTATTCTTTATTTCGGGTGATATGAGTTATAAATTTATCTCTCATGTTATAAAACAAAAGGGATAACATTACGCCATCCCCTCTGTACCACTAACCAATAAACTAATATGGAAAATTCAATTGAATTAAAACACAATACAAAACTATAATCGTATATCTTATTTACCAAATAATGTTTATAACTCATTTCCTTAATGTGTCTAAAACCACGTTGTACTTAGCATTTGCTTTACCATAACTATCTCGTATGTGCTGGACTTCATTGCCTGTCTTATCTATTTCTACCACACTATATTTCCCATCAAAGTGCTTGCGCAATTCAATGTTTATTGATGGTGTGCGTAGTGCGTGATATACTGTATAATCTTTTTTCATGTTACATTTTCTCGTAGGAGTTAATGGAAATTTTGCCACTTTTACTTAAGAGTATAATACCAATTAGTATAATTTATTTGTATTTTAATTTAATTTGTTCAAGTTCCTCATTAGTGTATCTTTTCATGCGTGTAGTATCAGCTAATTTCTCAAGTTGAATAACCGCTTGTTCACCAATCTTAGCTATCAACCCATCTCGGTAGTTTAATTCGTTACCTCCCAAGAACCTGTTGCACTTTCCGCACTGCAAATGTACGTTGTTTTCGTGGAATATAACACCACTATATATTTCTGCTTTCTTGTAGTGTCCACCATCCCATACAGTTGATGATACGCTACCACAACTTATGCAAGGCTTATCTTTATCCCTCATTCGTATCCACTTTTGAAACACTTTCTTTGCTTCTCCTAAACGCTGAGCATAGCTTTTAATATCATCCCTTGCCTTTGCCTTGTTTACTCGGTTTATCTTGGCTGTGTTAGCCTCTAAATGCTTTAAACGGCACTCATACTTTGGACAGGGTTCCGTTGTACTATACTTAGGCGTATACTTTTCAAGACAATACTTACATTTTCTTTTAATTTCTTTCATTTTAAAAACGAGCGTAACTCCAGCCGATAGTTGATTCAAACTTATAAACCCATTTATATTTTGAATGTAATGTTAAAGCCTTCTAACCGCTCTGTTTGTAGTCAGGACAGGTACTGCCCCTATTGTTTGGTATTTTGGCTTCACATAATATGCTACTCACCTTCACCCACGTGTTACTTTTACACCACCTGACTATTTGCTTGTCTTTCCAAGCTGTCAGCAGGACATCGCTTAACCTGCTGTGATTACGATAACCACATTATACGATTTTTAGTAGTCAGGTCATGTACTTACCATGAAGTTGCAGTTTTTTAGGTTGCCGTTTTATCATTAAACTAGCTGACTATTTTTTTTTATTTTAAAAGTTTCTTAGGCGTGTTCTTTATATCAAGAGTATACTCAACGTATGTGCCGTGAGTCTTGTATCTTGTTGTAAAGTTAACACGTTCTTTTTTAATTTTGTAGCCTTGATTAATAAATTCGGCTACTCGTGTTGATAGCTTACTGCATCCTGTTGTGGTAAATGCCTTAACCCAATTTACTGGTTTTCCTTTTTTTAGCAGAAGCATTAACGCTTCCTTTTGTGACTTTGGTTTCATATATTTTAAGTTTATGTTTGGTGATTAATTTTTCAATACTATTAATTACATCCTGTTCGTTTTTAGCAGTTATCCAATAGTTGCGTGGGTTAGCTTTATCTTCTAAAGTTATCGCGTATCTTGGTAGTGTAAAGTAATAATCAAAGTGGTAATTATACATTGACATACTTTCGTAACCTGTTGCTTTTAGCGTATACCCTACTCGCCCTACTGACTTAACAGCTCCGTTTATCTTTTCCATTTACAAAACTAATTCTTTTTTTGATAAAACAAATTTATTTCTTTTTTAACCCAACTTTCTACTGCCAAGTTCCGCGCAATAGTCTTAATTATGTTTAGATTAAGGTTGTTTAATTCCCGATCTAATTCCAAAACACGCACTTTGTCTACCTCATCCTTCGCTCTTTCCCTTAACTTGATTAGTTTTTTAGTTTCTAACTCAGTAGCTTTAGCGATTAATGCCTCCCATTCTGTATTGTCAAACCTTATTCGCCCTGTGTTCCAAAGATACAAGTAAGCCGGGTTTCCGTTGTCATCTATTATGCCTGTACGCTTGTACTTTTCGATTACTCTCTGCAAGTTCGCCTCACTTAACTCTCTTCTTTCGCTTTCTGTGGGTTCTTTTGCCTCTGCTAAACGTGCTTTTACAACTTGATGCTCCAACATTCCGCCTGATGTTTTTTGTTCGCTTAAATACGCTCTTATCCATTTGGCATAAGTTACACAATTTAGACCAAAGAAATCGCCATATCCATTTGTCAAACCTTTTTGAAATATTTTTGATAGTTCAGGCAGCTTTAAGTTTTTAAACTCCGTTATCGTTTGCAAATCTCTGCATATCTCGTTTGAATCAAACATTACCATCGCCTCAAATTCGTGGTCTTTTTTTGAACCCATACGATTATGCGCCCATCTAATTAACTCTGCTATCTTTATTCTTAACTCCGCGTTGTTTAATTTGCTTACGCTGGTTGATAGTATTATTTCGTTTGTCATAATCCAATTATCTTAACGGTTGTATCCTCTCCATTCCTTATGCGTTCAATTACGTTGTCAAATACTTCGTTGGTTGTTCGCATGGTTGGTCTGTCTTTTTTTGCAAAGTTATTTTTTAATGGATAAATATCCACCCAATTATTAACAATTGATTGATTTAGCAATTCACACATATCCTTTTCGTTATTCTGTGTCATCTGCACCAATTTCTTTTTAATTAAATCTATTGCGTGAGGTGTTGCAGGTTTCTTTATCTTTCTTCGCATCTCTAAGTAAGATTCAAAAGTTAACTCAAGTTCAGATTTAGGTATTAATAAACCTAAATTGTTATATTCTTCTTTTACTTCCTCTTGTTCTTGTACTTGTCCTTTCTCTTCCTCTTGTTGCCAACCCCCTTGTATACCCCCTTGGCAAGGGGCAAACATAGGGTCTTTTGTCTTATCATAATACCCTTTTATTTGTGCATCAATACTATGTTTTTGAGATAAGAACGCAAACTTAGCAGTACCTTTTAATGGTGTGGAATTTGCAGTAAATTGTAATGTTATTATTGCATCGTAAAACGCAAGTCTATCCTTGTCGGATAATTCGCAAGCAACATCAAAGTAGCTTCGATAAAAATTAAATGCTTTACGTGACATTACAAGTCCTCCAAAAATGAAATTTGCTTTCTAAGTTCCTTTGCTAATTTAATAGCAGATTCTTTTTCTAAACAAATAGATTGAAAATTAAATTGATGTTGTGATGTTGGGTCTGCAATTTCTATGTAAACCTCATTAAAATTGTTACATCTTACAACTAAATTCGTTGCAATTTCACTTCTTTCAGTTGACTGAAATACTAATTCATATGCCATAATTAATAATCAATTTCGCATTGATTAAGCGTAAAATAAAAAAACCCCAAGCAAGTAAGGAGTTGCACGGGGCTTAAAAGTGTTTAACTTTTAAATATTGTATCGCTGCTCCTTACTTCAACAATACAATTATCAATGCAATAATAATACTAAGGAACTAAAATTACAAACTAAAAAGGTAATTTTTGTTTAATGTAAACAATTTTTGTTAGCGGATATTTTTGCAATCTACTTTCAGATCTAAACTTTCGGTTAATAAAATAACCTAAGCACCCACTATTAAGTTGTTTTTTGTAAATTTTACCTGTCTTGTAATTAATCATACCAATATCACTTAACACTAAGTCTGTATGTTTAATTCCAGCATACACTATGATAAATGTATCAAGTTTTAAGTCTTGTATTTTCATGGCACTTTATACATTTGTTTCGCAAATAAGTAAGTTAGCGGTAATTTGTTTTTAATGTTTAATTTTTTCCACCGCACTTAAAATTTCATTACATAGTTCGGTTGGTATCTTACTCCTTTCGTATGCGCCTTTTCTTCCTTGCGTTCCCGTTTTGGATCCTCTCGGTGCTGGTTGGTGATGGCAGTTTTTATTTCCGTTATGGCACATCGGTCTTGGTTGCCATGTTTCGCAGTTCGTCCACACATCGGTTGGTTTAGCTCTATCGTCACCGTATTGGCAATACCAAATAGTGTGTCTTTTAAACTTTTGCATAAATGGCATTTTGCGCAACATCCCTCTTGGGTTCTCGATAAAAAATACCATTTTCGGGTTTATCAAAAGCCACTTTTCAATCATTGCTAAAAAATGTTGGTTCACACTATCGCACTTTTTAGCATAGTCGCTTTTAGGTTCTGTGCCATTTCGGTGTGTACTTATCGCTGCAATTGTATAAGTCGTGCAGTCAGGCGATCCCCACACAGCATCAGGTATAAACGGCACATCTTCCGTTTTCATTTCTGCTACATCACCAACCCAATTAATTTTATCAAATGGTTGCCAGTCTATGCTAAAAACTTCCATTCCTTTACTTTCGGCAACGTTACCAATCGATCTACTCCCTGCGAAAAACTCCGCTATCTTTATTTTATTTTCCATTTTCCTACGCTAAAAATTAAACATTAAAAACAAACTGGCTCCCCACAAGCCTACGCACACAGCTAACAGCACCTAATGGCAAGCCGCTAACTTCTAAACGCCTATTGCGGCCAGCCATTAGCCGCAAAACGTTATAAGCAAATTTAAAAACCTGCCACCCGCCTAACATAATCAGCGTATTTCATCAACCATACTTTTATGTAATACTTTCCGTTTTCTTCACGCCCTGCAACTATTCCGCTACATTCGTGCATCAACTTTTTGTATTGCTTTTCATTTACTTCTATTGGTGTATCATATTTTATTTCCATCGCTCAAAAGTTTTTTAAATCAGCTTATAACAGCACCTAACAAAAATGGCTGCACAAGCATTGGTTTTTAATTCAGAAGTTCTCAAAGCAGCCACTTCTGTTAGCTGCAACACGTTATGCCTCATTTAACACAACACAATCAACCCATTCGGATTTCATAAAATAATTTCTACCTCCCCAACATTTTCCATTTATTTCAACACAAGTATCATTATGCCTAAATCCAGTACAAATACCAATTTCTTTATTCGGGTTTTCCTTACTTACCAAAGAATCTCCAACATTATAATCAATATCAGAAAAAAGAGGCATAACAGCACCTTGTTGCAATGCGGGGCTTTTCGGTTCATTCAAATTTTCTGCTTTCATTGTGATTTTATTTTAGTTGATAAATTATACTCCCTAATCCCGCACTAACAACAAGCTGCGGCACGTTACCTGCAAGCATAAGGACAGACACCACGACACAAATCACTATGAGTTTTTTTGACAACATACTAAACTTTATTACCGACAGTGAAAAACGACTTTCTGCAAGAGCGACTGTATTTATTATTTCGATTTGCACTTTGCTCATAGTTGACAATTTAATTGGGTTTTCTTACTACTACAATAAACAAAGACAACTTGAACAACTAAAATCAATAACAGAACTACTTGCAGACACAACTTTGACAACTGATACAAGAGCAAAACTTGTAACACTGCAAAATCAAACTTTTGACCGAAAAAATATAATTGATTATTCATCATCTTTTTTAAAGAATATTGCTTCAACTGACAATAAACAAAGCCAAAACACAACAAAGGCTGACACTAAAATCATAAAAAATAATATTTGGTTTTTATTATCGTCTTCAGGACTTTATATTTTGGTGACAATATTTGTCGTTCCTGTACTTTTATTGACTGACAGGAAAACGCCTTTTTTAAAACTACTTGCATCAATGATTATTTTTATTTTAGTTATGTTTTTTACTTCTTGGTTCAACTATTGGCTATTTGACAAACTTTTACCTGACAAATTATTTGGCAGTTGGAATTGGAATTATATAATAAATTTTGTTTTGCAAATTGGACTAATTTTAGGACTATTTTTTGCGACAAATACAATGAATAAAACAAATGCCAGCAGGTAACAGCAGTTTGGCAAAATGGCGGGTTTAGTGCTAAATTGAACATTTGGTTTTCAAATGAAGTTTAGTACTAAAATGAAAGTAAGTACTTCTATATCCGCCACTTCGCCAAGCTGCAAAACGTTATACATACAATCCCAAAACACTTCTTAACCTATCCCCTATCTGCCTCTTAACTTCAAGTGGTAGTAGCTTGTATGATTGCTTTGTCTTAAAGTCTACGGATACGTTTATCCCCTCAGTTAGTGCGTTATCCTTGCTTGGTCTTCCAGCACCTTTTCGCTTGCCTCCTCTTTTGCTCATTAGTTGTACCATAAGTTTCCTGTTTGTAAACTTGCAAGCCTGTTATCAATTACTCTCAACAAGTAATCTGCCTGCCTTGCCTTCATGTGGTTGCCTTCCTTTACCATTAGCATGAATAACCTGTATACACGGTTACGCCTGGTCATTAATATCTCCGACTTCATGTTGTTTGGCTTTAAATTGTTCAACTTTAAGATTAGCATACCGCTCAATTTCAAATCCAATTGCATCTGCTGCTTCTGTTTCAGTGATTTGGTTGGTAGTAAATTGACCATAAATTTCAATAATGCGATAAGCTACTGTAAATTGGTTGTCTTGATTGTCCATTAGTTTAGGTTTTTAAAGTGTTTAAAATCTGATTTAGTTGATTTGATTACCTTAGGTAATGTTAGCACCGCATATCCGGCAAATGCTAAAATAAAAATTAAGTGTGCCATGTTTTTATTGGTTTGGTTTTAATGCAGTGTAGGATGCTGCTCCCCTTTTGTTTTATAGTGATATTATCTTGTATCCAAAATGTTTAACGTAAGTGTCAAATGTATTTCTACCGATTCTTTGCAAATGGTTATGTTTAAACCAAAGATACTTTTCAGTACATCTATCAACTTGTACTTGTGTTGGTACATCAAGTTGCTCAGGTGATAAGTTTAATCTGATTTCTACGATTGAACCTTTTTTTAAATCTTGTGCTGTCATAGTGTGTGTGTTTTAATCCGTTTTGGTGATTCAAAGGTAACCCCATATTTGATAAATGCAATACTTAATCAAAATAAATGTAAAATAATTTGTAACGTGCTGTAAATCAAGCAGAATATTTTTAAAACAAACATAAAAAAACCTCCACTTGGGAGGCTCTTTTAATTAGAATGTGTACTCTTTGCCGTTGCCTACATACTTTTTTGGTACTTTATTTTGCCTGTCTTCTTTACTTTGGCTCATGTACACCGTATGCGTGTTGTCGTACTGATCTTTTTCCCTTCGCTGGTCAACTACTACGTTAACATACTTCTTGCCATTGGCTGCGGTTGTGATTTTGTCTTCCGGGATGTCCGATAAACAGATACTTGTTACTATCATATTGTTTTTAAAATTTGGTCTTTGTATTCTTTAGCCTTTAGTAGCTTTGATTTTATTAACTCGATGTGTTCCTCATCTCTTGGAACGTGGATTGAGTGCAAATGGTGAACTGAGTTGTAGTAACGATCATCAAATGAAATAAACACACCATCGTCTGCACCACATAACCACATATTCATTTGCATTTGGGAGTAGTATTGCGGTACTGCTTTCTTTAGTTCTTCAGCATCACGCATCATTAAGTATTCCAAGTGCGTTTTAGATAAAGGACATTTGATTTCGCAAATTGATTTGCCGATTATAATATCAGGCGTGCCTCCTGCGTTGTGGTCTTCATCAGTAAAAAACACAAAGCCACCTACCGAAGTGTAAACAAAGTCATCATCATTAACCGACATGCCTATGCTTTCAGCGTAAGCTAATACAGCTTGTGGTTCTGCTTCGTTACCTCGTTCCATGTTACTATTATAATGCTGTGGTTCTTCAGGTGCTAATAGGATAGCCACTCGCTCACGAACATAAGTCTTTGCTCCTTCACTTAGATTGCCTGCTTCTTTATCTGCTTTCAACTTTGGTTCAGCTAATAACCTGTGTACCTCGCTTGCGGTAAACAAACCTCTGCGGAACTTTGCCCAGTCTTCTTTTGTTTCAAATACATTATACTTAGCCATTTTTACCTCCCATTTTTTCAGCGTTAGACTTTGTAAACTGCTCGTTAATGTTTGCATCAGGCTTAAACTCTACAACATCCTTGCGGTTTAAGTTTGCCCCAAACAATGCACCAAAATGGTCAGATGCGTCCTTAACAGCTACGGTCTTGGCTATTGGAAACGCCATCGACAAAGCACCGTTGTTGATGTTAGCTAAGTCGGCCGGACTTGCGCCTTGCTTAGTTTGCAATTGTGCTGCTCCGATACCATCATAAAACAACCACTCACCATTAGTAGGTGATTTAAAGTGTACGCGAACCGTAACCCACACACCATTGAATGCGGTACCTTGTCCTGTAATCTCAATTTTGTACTCTTTAAATATCTTACGGAGTAACAACTCCACCTTATCAATTGGCAAGTAGTTGTAGCCTTTAATAAATGGATGTGTCTTCACCCATTGCGCTGGTGGTGCTTGATTAAGCAGTAAATTTAATTGGTCGTTTTTCCACGCTAACTCCAAGTCTTGCGTGAGTTCTGCCAGTGTAGGCAGTTTGGTTAGTGATTTTTCCATAATTATGTGGTATTAGTGTATTTGTTCTATTACAGAATCGTAAACGAAGTCGCTATGTTCGTTAAGCAGTTCAAGTTCTAACTCAGTCATAGGTCTGCCAAAGTATGTAGCCTCTGAGATGTACGCATCGCAATAGTCAGGCGCATCTCTGTGGTCAATGTCTTCGCAATATACATGGCTTATGCCTGAGTAGTCAAGGTTAATAGTTTCGTCATACCCAATAAAACATTCAGCTACATTTAGGTAAAAATAACTTGTCTTATCATTCTGGTTGGTTAACTGCAACAAATTCATAGCCACAAGCAAAGGCAAATCAATAACGTGTTGGTGTTTAGATAAACTATCAACTACACTTGCGAATAATGTAGGATAAGTCTGTTCGTTGGCAGCCAACGTAGCTGCGTGTTCAGATTTTAATCTTTCTAATAGTGTTGTCATAATTATTGGTTTTAGTGGTGTGTTAAAATAAATTTAAATTCGAATCTTGGTTTGGTGCGGTCAAATATATAAACTTTTTATTACTTTCAATATATTCCTTACAATATTTTTCCAAGTTATCCATTGTATTGTGTACATATTTAACTGCGAACTGCTTATGCTCACCCTCGTGTGTAGGCATATCAATTACAAATTCATCCGGATAACGTGTGCGGATAAAATGGTTTAGGTCCTCAAGTTGTATGATAGCTGTTTTCCAATTTGCATTGGTATTGTTTTGTGTGCCTAATTCGCACATGATTACTTCAATTGAATTACTATAATCCATGAAGTAGGCTTGGTCTACATACACTTTCATTACGCTAAAATTAATTCTTGTTTAATTTGATTCTCTACATCCTTAAACTTCCTGATGTAAAGTTTATCGTAACTCAAAGTATTGTTAACCGTGTGAGTTGCATGAATCACAGTTGAATGATCCAATCCACCAAACTCAAGACCTGTTTGCTTTAGGCTTAGTCTTGTGAACTTACGAATAAAAAACATAGCCATTTGCCTTGCCTCTACAATGTGACCTTTGCGACCTCGTGAAACAATAAGACTTTGCTGTAATCCTAAGTAAGAACATACTACTCTTTTGATTACTTCGGCTTTTTTTCTGTCATCTTTAATCATTGATGAACGTTTGCAGTACGGTGCTGCAAGTTGAATACCTTGATAAGGTAATTGTGCTGTTAATCTCATAATGTTTATTAATTGTGTAATGCAAAAATAAACCTTATTTTGATTAATCCAAGTTTTTTTTAAAATTATTTTGCGGTTATGTAAACTATCAGGGTTAATGCAGCTAACCCATAGCTTATACCTTGCCACACCTTAACTAAATTGTTGGCTTTTTTTGCCACTTTAGTTTGCGCCTTAATGATTGTATCTTTATTTGCCAACAAAGTGTCGGCTTTTAGATTTGCGTTCGTTAAATGCGCTATAATCGTGTCCTTTGTTTTGCTATCTTCTACACAATATGAATAATGAATAGCTAATTTATTAATACTATCTACTGCAACACTATCCAAACATGGTGCATCATCAACTATTGTTATAGTACCAAACTTTTTTATGCTTTCAGTTTTAGTTATTCTACTTTTTTTATTGTATGCTAATAAAACTTTAGCCTTTGCCTTTTCGCTTTCTTTTAGTTTATCATTCAACACATCAACACTATCTAACACCAACATTCTATCCGCTGCTATTTCTGCGTTCTCGTTCTCCAATGCGTTAACTATTGCAAGTTCTTTGTTTAACTGCTCATTTGTGCAGTGTAGTTTTACTGATAGCATGGTAATTAGAACCAAGCAAAGTGTTAAAAGTGTATTGTTGTTCATTTGATGAAAAGTATTTGGGTTCTTAAATCTTTTGAGTCATAGCTTATATGCACCCATGCCGGTCCGCTCTTATCTCCGTATTCATGAATTAATTGTTTGAACTCCACATTATCCTTTAGCCAATTAAATAACTTTAAGTTTTCCGAGTTACTACCTGCATCCAAATCAATAGCCATACCTTTTACATGATCGCTATTCTTTGCCCCTTTAACCGCCTTGTTTAAAGCAGGTGAACGATAAAACGAGTTAATTGTAATTGGCTTACCATACCACTCACGTAAAGGTTCAAAGCATTTTTCAGCAACTAACTTCATATTAGCTAATACTTCAGCACTCGGTGTATTGTCAATCTTTAACCGAGTAGCCGTTGCACTTTGTGTTGCCTCTTTTAATGTAATATGCTTACTTATCATTTACATTAATAGTTGTCATATACCCACCCAATGCAACAAGTCCACTTAATACAAGTGGTGCTATGTGCTTAAAGTCAAATGCAAATGTATCCCATTCTACTCCTACCCATGCAGTAGATATAGCCACAATTGCACCGAATAAAGTGCTTAGTAAATTTCTATGTCGTTTACTTAATCGCATTGCCTTTTTTAATATAATACCAAAATGCAGCTGCACCTGATAAGATTGCCACTATACCAGCTAATGCAGAAATAAGTGGTTGGAATGATGTTGCCATGTGTGCCAATGCACTCACGCTACTAATTGCCGTTAAAGTGTCGGCTGTTGTGTCATTTAATGATTTCATTTAGGGCATAAAATTTATAATATTAAACAATTGGGTTATTAGAAGTTGGTGGTACATACTCTGCTGTTGGCAAGTCTTTTACCCACATAAACTCCTCGTTTACGCAGTTTTCAACTTCACCTTCAAAAATAAAGTACACGTCTTCAATATCTGTAACAGGGTTAAAAAATTGATACAGGTCAAACTGTTGCCCTACCAATTCTTCTCTCTGTGTGTGTGTTAATTTATATCCTATCATACTTGTCTACCTAACGTGGTTTGTAATGCTTGAACTAAATTATAGAATGTGGATGCTTGTGCGCCACTTAAACCATCACCTATTGAACTAAATGCGTATTCTCTATCAGTAAAAAATACAGCAGTTCCACCACCATTAGCGGCACCAATATATAAATTGTTGTTTGCAAAAGAACCTGCACCTGCTGTACCTGTTGCATAAGATGTACCATTTCTATAAAAAACTTGTGTTGTTCCTCCATTTGTTGCTCCATTCCAAAAACCTGTTGAATTTGTTGAAGCTGCTCCTGTTCCATATGATGAATCTGCTAAACCAAAAAAAGCAGAGCCAGTATTATACCTTGCAATTAAATATGTTGGGTTTGAACCCATTGCAAGGTCTAACGCATTACCCATGTCGTATCTACCTACAGGAACAGCTGGGTTATTACGAATATATAATGAAAGATGTGCAGATGTTTTTGTTAAATTAGTTGATGTATTTAATCTTGTATCCAAGAATCCATTTGTACCATTACCTTGAACACCATTTGCAGTGTGTGTTACCGTTCCGTTAAACAATATTCTAAAGGCTGCATCAGTATCAGCCGAGTTCATAAAGTTAAATTTATGTGTACTTGATGTACCACCTACAAATGGATATACTGCTTTCATCTTGGTATCAAGTGAATTAGCAAT